TGTTATGAACTTGACAAATTCGAAACAATGAAAACCAAGTTAATTCCGTTAATTAGTGAACAACAAGACCCAGAAATTAAGGCATTGTTACAAAATACGCTTAATGAATACAAACCAAACATTGATGTTACTGGACATTCGGTAAATGTATTTCTCAAATATTTAATACGCAATACCGATTATATGGAATTACCATATGATTTCTTTTGGTATTCTGTCAATTGTGAGCCGTTTGCAAATGCCGTTAAAGATTGTTATAATTTGATTGCAAATCCATTACCAATTTCGCATTCGGACAAATACACAATGCAATATTGGACACATATTTTTAAAGCCTAATTATTAATTATTGTTACGGCAGTATCCAGAAATGGGTACTGCCTTTTTATTTCATTCAAACCAAACCAAACCAATTATGATAGTCAAATATTTTAACCAACGCATTGCGTTAATTGAGGGAATTGCAAAACGCAATTCAGTTTGTCCATTAACTGGACATACCATTTATAATGGCGATATGTGTTATAAATCTGTCAAACAATTTGAGTTTACGGATGGATTTTTTACAACCCATAAATACCACAAACAATATCATTTATCCATTTTTCCTAACACAACATCAAACAAAACCACAATATAAATTTAAAACAATGAAAGACCTAACACCAAAACAATTTCCAAACCACAGACCAATCCGTTCTATTGCAGATGATATTGAAATGGATTGGGGGAATATGTCCCCATACGCAAAGCCATATTGGGAGGCAATGCAACAATTAACTTGGATTACCGATAGTTATTATTTTGATTCTGCTGAATCCGTATTGCGTTACTTCTTATCCAATGCACAAGGCTGGAAAGGTGAAACGGCAAAACGCATTAAAGCCGAAATCAAAGACATTCTTAAATTGTGTAAATAATCTTAAACTCACTAAATTTTATAACAATGAAAAACGAAAATTCGCATAACTACATTGGTCGCATCTTGATAGACCACAACCCATCATCTCCAAATTTTGGAAATGTGTTAGCGTTGCATTGGGTTATTGGCGTTGGTGCTGATTGCGATGGGAACGATTGGTGTTTTAGCAACATCATATCAAGAATATCTATTACCCCACATTCGTGTGCTGATTTGGCTAAATGGGATTGCGACTCATCTAACTTTTGGTCGGATGGTAGGAGTTATTTTGTCATTAGCGACATTAGGAATTTTGTTGACTTTTGTTACGATAATGAAATTGAACCAAAAGAATATGTTTACGCATTTAGATACAAAACGGCTAATGATGTTTTGACCTCATTTAAGCAATCATATAATGATGATGGATTTAATGTGGAAGAATATTACAAAAAAGAATTCGATGTTGATTTAAATAATTTTAAACTACAAGACAATGAAGAATAGTAACCGAATCATTATGCACATAACGGATTCCGAAACATTGAATTCAAACATTGTATTTAAATTGTATAAATACGCAATTGCTGAAATGCCTCCATTTCAATTATCTACTGGTAAATGGTTGCACATTTACAAATGCACTCCTTATGCACCATACGATTTATATGCCGATGGTAGCGACCCAGACGAAGAAGCACAAGCGTATTATTCCGAATGCTTTGGTTAATTAAATAACACAACTATGAAAGAAAGAGTAATTCCACTTGTAAGGCATTGTATTTAGCAATGCCTTTTTTTATTTCATTTAACCCATAAATTTTAAATTATGCTTGACTACAAAATTTTAGTTGCCGATACATACGGCTTAACTGATTTCCTTACCGAAAACGAAATACCTTTTGAATACGCAGATGGTAACAATGGTTATGATGTGGATGAATTAATAATTACCATTCCATTTGAACCAACACCAGCAAATGTATTCAATTTTAGTTTGCTTTTTTCACGCTGGTTTTTTACTGGTTTGGGAGCAGATGAACAATTAAACGATTAATCATTTAAACAATTAAAAACAAACCAATGAAAACTAAATTTAGAACTATCAACATCAAAGGCAAAGATTATGTAATGGTATCCGACAAACTTGCCTATTTCCGTAACAATGAAGAATACAAAGGTTGGTCTATTGAAACGGAATTTATAGACCTTACACCAGAGCATTGTTGCGTTAGGGCAGTAATCCGTAACACAGATGGTCGCATTGTAGCAACTGGTCACGCTCACGAAACCAAGCAATCCACAATGATTAATAAAACATCATATGTGGAAAATTGCGAAACATCGGCAATTGGTAGAGCATTGACAATTTGTGGAATTGCAATTGAAGATTTTAGTATTGCAAGTGCCGAAGATGTAACAAATGCCTTACAAAAGCAAGAGTTCATCCAAGCAAGTGAACAATACAATTCTTTGTTAGCACAACTTGACCCAGAAACGGCAAGGCAGTTTTCCAATACGGCTAACTTTACCATTGAACGATACCAAAAAGGTATTGCGTATTTAACTAATTTAATTGACCTACAATCTAAAATTTCTAACTAATGAAAACTAAACAATCTTTTGAATTAATTCCATCAATTGCATCCGTTACGCAAGACCAAATTCCGACAAAAACGGAAATGGATGAATTGGCTAATTTTATAATCAATCAAGTTATGGATGGTGATTATTTAGCCATAGATGTCCATATGCGTTGCAAGGCAATTATGAAAATTCTGGAAACAATTATAGACGAAACCGAACAAGCCGTGATTGAAGAAATTACAACCAGAGGTCATAACAACGAATTGGAATTTAGTACGGCAACGGCTAAATTGCGTGAACGATTTAATACACCTAATTACGATAGCGACCCAATGTATTGCGAATTAAAAGCAAAAGTTAAAGAGCGTGAAGAACTTTTAAAACTTGCGTTTAAAAATCCATCAGTCCAAATTACGGATACAGATGGAGGCGAAATCGTACCAGTTGTACCACCAAAAATCACTAAACAATCCATTGCAATAACCTTTAAAAAATAACACTATGTTAAATAAATCCGAACAAAAACGAAAGAACGCTAAAATTGATTTCATTTGTTTAATTGAAAAAACTCCAATGTCCATTAAAGACATTGCAATTAGTTTGCGAATTAATTGGAGAACTTGTTATCGTTTGTTACAAGACTTAAAAAAAGATGGGCATTCTATTGAATGCACTAATGACCATTTGTATTATCTTGCTAACAATGAACAAACCAATTGACAATGTTTACCGATTTTAACCACCAATATCAATTGGACTTGTTGCGTGGTAATCGTGTAGCAGTTGAATTTAAAAAGTTAATTGTTACACAAATGAAGAATATTCGCATTCGTGAGCCAACGCAAGACCAAGATATAAAAGACCACATTGACATTTTTATAAACGATGTGGGTTATGAAATCAAAGGACAGAAAACAAATCCAGACCATCCAGAATTTTATGTTGAAGATTGCTTTACGATTGAATACAAAAACAACGCTGGTTATGATGGATGGATTTTTGGAAAGGCAGTTTACATTGCCCAAGAATTTAATTCTGTTTTCTTGTGTTACAAACGGAAAGAATTATTGGACTGGTTTTTATTAAATATTGACAAATACAAACCATATACAAAGCCAATGAACAAATCCGTTGTATATTATTTACCGATTAAAGATTGCATTCAAAAAATTTCATCATTTACAATTTTCAAACCTAACTTTTTACAACAACCTAAACAAAATTTAAAATTAAATTTTATGGAAAATTCATTTGTTCAAAAACCAAACACAATCATTTTACACCACAACCAAAAAAAGGCTGAAAAGCATCCAGATTTAAGAGGCACAATAGCCATTGAAATTGATGGAGTAACCCATTTAAAAGAGGTCGCTTTGTGGCTTAAAATTGGGCAATCTGGGAAAGAATATTTTAACGGCAGTATAACCACCCCAACGGAAAAAAATAATGCCGTACAAGCCGTTAAAACGCCTAATAAGCCTATTGTAGAATCCCAAGGTTCAACCTTAAACAAAATGGAAACGGATTTGCCGTTTTAATTTGTGTTACATTTGTCGGCTATGAAATCATTGACTTGGTTTAAATTCTGCCCATCGGATTGGATGATGGGCAGAATTAGCCGTCAAAGTTCGGATGTGCAAATTGCCTTTTTGCGTTTGTGTTGCATTTATTGGAACAACGAATGTCAAATGTCAATTGCTCACGCTGAACTGGAAACGGATGGACATTTCCCAACATTGCTTAAACTAAATATGGTTGAAACCAATGGCGAATCTATTGTTATAAAATTTCTGGATATTCAAATTGCGGAAATTTATTCTGTCAAAGAACGCTTGTCATTGGGCGGTAAAAAATCTGCTGAAAAACGATGGAACAAACAACCAGCAGAATCCACCAAAGCAAAAAGAGTTAAGACTATTGTTACGGAAATTGATGCAACTTTGTTTGATACATTTTGGTCATCGTACCCAAAGAAACAAAACAAAGCATTAGCAAATAAATTGTTTTTGAAATTACCAAACGATGAACAACAACTTGCTATTGATAACATTGAACGCTTGTTTTCGCAAACACCGATTCAATATGTACCTATGCCTTCCACCTACATTAACAACAAAAGGTGGAACGATGAATTAACCACAAACCTACTAAACCAAAAACCACAAGATGAAGAACCATACCATTATTGAACAACGCTTATTGGGCATTCTATTATCCGATGTTACAACGGATGACATTGTGCCTTTGTTACACGAAGAATTATTTACTGCGGAACGCAAACAAGTATTTCAAGCAATAAAGAAAGTGTATAACAAAAATCTACCAATTAATATTGCGACCATTGGTAAACAAATTATTGATGACAAATTAAATATTGATTTGCCGACAATGATTAGTTATACGGATGGTATTTATTACGGACACGAATGGAAGATTTACGCAAACGATTTAAACGATTTGCATAAGCAAAGGGAAATTAATAAATTAAAGCAATCATTATTTACTGGTGAAATAGATATTGGAACTGCTTTTAGTCAAATGACCGAAATTAATAACACATTGTTAGAACCATCCGATATTACGGCACATAAATTGTCAGTCAATTATTTGGTGGAATTAAACAATGTTATGTCTGGTAAAAAATTGCCTCACATTTATAAGACATACATTCGCCCAATTGATTATGTGGTTACTGGATTTAAACCAACCGAATTTATTTTACTTGGTGGAAGACCAGCAATGGGCAAAACTTTATTGGCTTTGCAATGGGCATTAAACCAAGCGTTAAATGATGTGCCTATTGCATTCATAACAATGGAAATGGGAACGGAAGAATTAATGCAACGCATTTGTTCTAATTTGTGTTCTATTGATGGTCACGCATTTCTTGACCCATACAATAGAATTACCAATGAGCAATTTACTCAAATGGGCATTACCATTGACCAATTAAAAAATAAGCCGTTGCACATTGTGGATTTACCTACTGCAAACATTGAACGCATAGAATCGGAAATTGTAAGATTAAAAGCAAGGTACGGCATTGTTGGTTTTTACTTGGATTATTTCCAGTTAATTTCTCCAATGCAACACGATTTAATTAAAGGCAAAACGGAACAATACACAAACATTAGCAAAGCAATTAAAGCAATTTGTAAACGGCACAATGTGTTTGGCGTTGTTGTTTCTTCGTTGTCAAGGCAAACGGAACAAAGACCAGACCATAGACCGCAATTATCGGATTTGCGTGAAACTGGACAATTGGAATTTGATGCTAACAAAGTTGTATTTGTTTACCGACCATCGGAATATATGACTGGTCAAGAAAAAATTGACAACATTAACACGATGGAGGTGCTAATACGCAAAAACAGAAACGGCTCATTAGGTAACACAAGAATTGTTTGTCAATTAGAATACACAAAAGCATTTGCACAATGACCAAAGAATATTTGTTACAAAGAGAATGCGTTAGGTTATTTAATCTATTGTACCCAAATCTTCACGGATTGTTGTTCTTGAATTACAACAACCCAAGGAGTGCAAAAAACGGATACCATTTAAAAGCCATTGGCTTAATTTCTGGTGTTGCTGATATGTCTTTATTGACCAGAAACGGCATTGTCTTTATTGAGTTCAAAACTGAAAAAGGCAAACAATCCGAATTGCAAAAACAATGGGAACAACAAGTAACTGCATTTGGTTACACTTATGTTATTATCCGAACTCAACAACAATTTTTAAACCTATTAAAAAAACACTTATGAAAACCAATCCAGAAACCAATTTTACGCAATGGAAAAAATACATTGCAAAATCTGTTACCAAATTAATTAAACCAGACCATTCCGAAACAATCAAACCATTCACAATCAATTGGGAATTGTACGGAAGAATTATTGTAGCCAAACATTTAAACGGATAAACAATGCAAGACACCAAGTATCTTCAAATGTTATTGATGTTGATGAATGCAATAACACAAAAAGAATTAGACAACAATCATAAGTTGTTGTGGGCATTTCGCAAATGTCAAAACAATTTAGGTTTTAACCCACATAAAACCACAATTGATATTGCTAATTATAAATTAACCGACCAAGATTATTTCTTTGCATTACTTAATCCAGAAGAATAACACAATTTTGTCAATTGCATATTTCTAATTATGAGCAGAACCATTAAATACCTTGTTTGTCATTGTTCGGCAACACCACATAACACAAGTATTGATTCTATTAAGCGTTATTGGAAAACTGCGTTAAAATGGAAAGCCGTTGGCTATCATAAAATAATTAAAGCAGATGGAACAATTGTTGATTTAGCACCAGAAGAATCCATAACAAATGGTGTTAAAGGTTATAATTCCGTTTGCTTACACTTGTGTTATATTGGTGGTAAAGATGTAGATGACCGAACAATTGGACAACGCAAATCAATTGCTGGTGTATTACTGCATTGGTTAAAGAAATACCCAAACGCAAAAATTATTGGGCATAGGGATTTTCCCAATGTCGCAAAGGCTTGTCCAAGGTTTGACGCAGAAAAAGAATATGGTTATTTGTATGATGTTGCTAAAACACCAACAACTTAATCCGTATTCTTTTTCAAGCGTTGATTCTCAATTTCCAATTTGTTGATATGCTTTTGCATTTCAACCATCTTTTTATTGAGTTCCCCTAATTGATTCTTTAATTCTGCTATTTCTCTTTCTTGTGCCTTTGCCGTTGTTTCCCACATTTCCAAAACGGCTTTGGCTTGTTTGACATTAACAGAATCTTTGTCAATATATCCTTTCGCCATCCAAGTAATAACATTGGATAACGCAACTGCAAGAACAATTAGAATATTGTCATTTAGCAACTTCATCTTTGCCTTTCAATTTGCTAATGAACATCCAACCAGTTGAGAGAATTGTTATTAATCCACCAACTAATTCAAGCATTAATTCTTCGGACATCAAGCCTTTGGCTACAATTGTTCCACCAATAAATGTCAAGATGTGCCTCAATAAGGCAATAACTGCTGATTGCATAAGATTTAATTTAGGTTCTTTTGTCTGTTGTTTTTTGTTTCGTCTAAACATAAATATTGTATTTTAATTATTGTTGCAAAATTAACCTTCTTGTGGTAATTCACCACCGCCACCACCACCACCAATACCATTACCAAGTGTAATGCAAGTATCGGCTGGGGATAAGCCTCCAATGACATTTGGATAAGGCACATTTAATGTTATCCCAAAACTCCATCCAGCCGTAACATCTTCCCCTCCCTCCACAAACCTTTGTCCATTGCTGGATTCCAAAAATTCCCAATTGTATGTTGGGTCATTGCGTAAGGCACTAATAATATCCAAGCCAATAAACAATGTATCATTTAAAACTTCGTCTTCGCTATTCATCCAAGAATAAACCGAACCACTAACAATTTCATTTTTGATTTTACCAGATTCAACTTTATCCGATACCAACATATTGAAATTAAATGCAATCATTTCTTCATTGTCCACATTGACATTTTGAACATCAATAAATAACAATGGGTATTGCAATCTTTCTCTGTTTGGTGTTCTTAAATTAATTGTGTTATGTGTTCCGATGTCTAATGGACTCCCAGTTCCGAATGCGTTTAATTGAGGATGGTTGTTTGCTATCTGTAACAACGCATTCTTTATTTGATTCCACATATTTTTTTAGTTTGATAATGTTTGTTTTATGCACTCCCATTGTTAGCATTCTTTACAAATTGTGTTACCATAATTGTATGGGTAATCCATTCCCCAACTTCCTCTCCTTGTGTTTCTGCGTAACACCATCCCAGCATTGTAATTAGTCATATTTGGGTAAATGGTATCCAATTGTGCTGGTGGATTATTCCACAATGGGTACAATGTTCTGTTTTCCATCAAATGCCTTGTAATGCGTTCCGAATACCATTCAGCATCATTCAACGCTTTATCTGTTAATTTAACTATTTCTTCAATTGACATTGGAGTTGTGTTATCACTTGTTTGCCGTACCATTCCCCTATTGACAAAACGAAAAGATAACACAGATGGTAATTCATAATATAACCATTGGATAATTGCTGGTTGAATATGGTCTTGCAACAATGTAACATTTTGTGCAGATATTACTTGTGGTGTTGTTTTAACTTGTGTTACAATTTCGTTATACAACGCAGAACCCAAAATTGGTTGGATACGCATTTCTTGTACCTTAACAATGGTTGGTCTTATCATTGAATAAGATACATTTTCGTTAATGATAGAATTTTCTATCAATGTATTTTCTGTTATGAATAATGCCTTGTTCATAGTGCAATTAATTTTTTGCCTTTACGGATTACCAATTGTTGTTCCCAAATGTGTCTGCAACTTGGCGAATGTGTACCATTTGCTTCGGTGTACCATCCGCCTCGTTTGTTCCAAACACTATATCCCATAACATCGGATATTGCGTTAATGTCTTTTCTTGTATAAACCTTACCAGCACGGCTCAAATTCATCATTGTACGGCAGAATGCTCTTGATGTTACCAAATCGGAATCATCAAATTCTCCACTTCGCCATTCGTATTTATACATTGTTTCAATAACTTTTTCTTCTTCTTTTGGTTGTTGCTTGTCTTTAATTTTGCGTTCAACCTCTTGTTGATACGGAAATTTATTGTTATCAACCAAATAAGCAATACGCTTTGTTACTCTTGCTTCGCTAACATTTAATTCTCTTGCAATTTCTTTTGCTCCAGCGTTTGGATATTTCTTATGATGTGCTAATATTCTTTTGTCCAATTCTTTATCTTCTACGGACATTTCAGCAAACGCATACAATCTGTAACTATCTAATTTCATTTCTACATCTTCCATTTCTCCAATAACTGGTAATTGCTTTGTGTGTAACACAATATAATCTTCGGCATTTTTACCAAGTTTCATACCAAGTTGATTTAACACTTGGTATTCTTTTTCCCCCCAAACACATTCAATTTGACCACCTTTGACAACACTAAATTGTTGCTCTTCACGGATGCCCAATATTGTGTTAATTTCTATTTCATTCAATCCAAATCCAGCCGTTAGCATTGTTTTAGCAATGTCTAATGTTATTTTGTTTTGGTTGTATTGTCTAACTATTCTCATAAGATTTTGGTATTCTCTACCACTTAATTTGCGTAAATGTTCGTTTGAAATTAATCCTTGTTCTTGTGTTGGTTCTGGACTTACTTGTGTTGTAACATCAACATTAGCAATAACTTCTCCTTCGGTTTTTGGAGGCAACGATACTAATGACCTAATTTCATTTGGTGACATTGATTCCAATACTTTGTTAGCAACCAATGGGGATAGCGAATTAATGGCTTCAATAACATCTTTTACGCTTGATTCTTGCTTGGTTTCAATTTCTGGCAATCCAGCCTTTTCACGCAATTCTTCTTTTGTCATTGCTTGTAACAATGCCGTTTCGGAAAGTTGTTGTGCAATAGGTTCTTTTGGAATTAATTCTAATGTTGTAACACCATTAAAAGATGCTATGTAATTAATAATCCGTTCTATTTTCTGCACTCTGTCATCTACATAAACGGATTTAAATATTTCATAGGATGCAACTAATTCCGTTGTTCCACCTAATTGTCCTTCGGTTTTAACACCAAATAACAATGGATTGGTACAACGATGGGAGATAAAAATTTCTTGTTGGACTGCATCATTTAACATAGAAAATTGCTTATCCATATCCGATGGAGTAAGCGGTAACAATGATGGTGCTTTACTGCTATCATCATTAAATGTTACCACAAAGCGACCAGCGTTATCTGTACCAGAAAACTTGTGTTTTATTTGCCGTTCAATTTCTTCTTGTTCTTCTGGTGTTGGAATGCCGTTGTTAAAATTAATAAGATAGCCGCCCCAAAAATTGTTACGCAAATTATTGTTATGAAAGTTGGCTATTTCTACATCCGCTTCAATCCAAGCCAAACCACCCAAATATTCTGGTAATGGATAATGTTTAACACCAGCCGAATAAACACGATAATAAAATAATTGCCTTCCTTGTCTATTGTTAGAATCAAAGCATTCTATTTTCTCAATGTCTTTTTCTTGTGGAAACATTTGATTGCCTAACTCATCATACCAAGTAGCAATTTGAAATCCTTTTTTATCACGATTTACCCTAATCTTTTCAAACGGAATATGCTCGTAACTATGTATTGTTCCAATTTTACTCCAAGTAATTGCAAGAGCAAAACCATTAAACAATTCCAAATCCAATATTAGTTTTTCTGTAACATCGTTTAAATCTTCATCGTTGGATGCGTTGTTAAAAAATTTGTTATAAACTGCTTCATCTTCCAATGTAGATTCTTGTGTTATTCGCCATCCTTTGCCGAAAATGTAATTTGTTTTTCCATTTACAATTGCATTGTGTTTGGAACTCCTTCGGTACATATCCAACAAATAATATGGATATTCATTGTTAAGACCATAGGTTATGTATTTACCAGTTTTGTTATCAAGCATAATTGGTACTTTATGCTCAATACCAGACCATTGCATAAACTTTTGGACAATTTGTTTTTTGTCAATTTGCATATTCTTTGTAATTTATATCTTGATGATATGTTTTTGTGTTACCTTCTTCTAATTGGATATAAGCAATACCAGTTTCCACAACACCAGTTGCATCGTTAATTCCGTTTGTGCAATCGTATGTTATGTATTTGTAAGTGCCTTCAAGTAGGTCTGGTATTGTTATTTGAAACCTATCGTATCGGTCTGGCTTTGTGGTTAGGTTAGTGCTTTTTGTTATTAAGATATTTGTTGGCTCATTAGAAGATAAACTTGTTAATTCCAACAAATATTTTGTTCCAGACCTTTGCCGTTCAAACCAAGTAACATTAATTGTATTAACACTATTTGTTATTAGGTATAACATTGCCTTTTATTGCAAATACTTGTTTGACAAAATGTTACTAATTTTCTGTCAATTGCTTATACAATTCGTATCTTCTTTGACCAGTTTTCTTGATGTCAAACAAGCGTTTAATGTCTTGTGTTAAATTGTTAGCCAATTCAATACGCATTGCTTTGTCATTAATTAAGGCTTTCATTGCTTTATACCATCCGCTTCGCTTGTGTTGTGGTATCAATATGCCGTTTTTATTATGCGTTATAACATCGGAATATGGTATAATGTCAGATGCAATTACGGCTTTGTTCATCCATCCAGCCTCAATGATTTTCAATTCGGATTTTAACTTGTTAAACTTTGTGTCTTTTAATGGTGCAAGTGCAACATTTACAAAGTTGTATCCACTAACATAAGAATAAATATCAGCCGCTTTAATGCGTCCGTAATTTGGGTTTTGATGGTTGTTACTAAATACTCTTTCATATCCCTCATAGATTGGATTAGGCTCATTCCAACCAGCCAAATACAAACGATACCGATTATTTAATGTGTTATCATAACACAACGATTGCATTGATTCACGCATTAATTCAATGTCTTCTGTATGTTGTGCCGCACCAAACCAACCAAATTTTGTCAATTCTTTTTCTTGTTCTTGGTTTGGGTCTGGAATAAACTGCTCGTATTTCTCGTATGGTTCATTAGGCAGTATTGTTATATTCTTATTTAACACAGATATTTTTTCTGCTAAATGTGTTGTGGTGGTTATAATGTGGTCTGCTAACCTCATTTGTTGCCTTAATTTTTCATCCGTTTTGTTTTTTGTATAATCGGCATACATTGGATGACCACTTTCCAATGACCAAAAATCATCCATATCTAACACAATTTTTGCTCCCAATTGCCTTAACCCATCATACATTTTGACAATATCTTCTGCATCCCCTAACAACCAATACCGATTAAACAAGAAAATGTCAATGCCTTCTAATTGCTCTTTTGACAAATTAAGCAAATTGTCTGTGCTAACAAAATCCACATCTGGGTAATTATCAGCAATATACGCATTAGGCATTTCCAACCGATAATAACTACAACCAGTTGGATGAACATTGTAACAAATGCAAACTCTCATATTATAACATAATTTGCCCAAATATAACAAAGCCCCACCATTTCTGGTGAGGCTCTGTAACCCACTAAATTATGAATGAAAAACCTTACAAATATAACACTACTTTGGTCTTATGCACCAACCATTGTTGTGGTACTTGTAATTGTTGCTAACAATGAACCAGATACTTCTAACATTGGTCTGGATTCCATCCCAGTAAGCGTAAACGCATAACCATTTCGGTCACCAAACGCAGTACCAGAATCTTGTGTACCAGTCAATAAATCCAAAGCATTGTCAATTCCTAACAACCAATACCTTCCATTCCTATCCTCCGCAATTGCTACCAATTGTCCTTGTGCTAACAAAGCCATTTGATTTCGCACTTGGGTCTGTAATTTGTTAATAACAAATGTCGCTTCTGGTTGGAAAAATGTTGTTCCGTTTTCCATACTACCAACAATTGTTTCCTTGAACATTGATGTTGCCTTGGTCAAATTGTATGTATAGAAAGCATTGTTACCACCAGTACCAGCACTTGCATACCCAGTCATAGCAGTAACAACATTTGCAGTTGTTACGGCTACTGAACCAGTTGTGTTAAAATTCGCAATGCGAATTGTTTTCATTCCTCCAACATTGTTCCTTGAACAACCCAGAGAATAGCCACTTGTTAGGGTACACATATTGTTATAACTTAATTACGCTTGTGTCCAACGAACAATCTCATCTCCATAGGCAACTTGCACTCCAGCCTTCCAAGCGGCTTGGGTACGGACTTCATCGTTGTCTTTTGAATACCAAATGTTAAATTGTTCTTCATCCGAAAGCAAATCCGTTCCGTAAAACAAGTTTGTAGTATGTGTTGCAACAATATGTCGCTTGGAAGCAATGCTACCATTCAAACCATTTACTGCTACAACTTTCATTGTAGTTCCTGGATATAACACTTCTCCGTTTGCAAGTGCATTAGGGTCTTGATACCAATTAAAGTAGTTTTTATTTACTACGGCATTGCACAAAGTACGGAAAGTATCCCAACCACAGAATGCAACCAAGTTATCTCTACCAATAATTGCGGCTGGTACGGCTTCGTAAATAGTGTTAAAGATGTCGATAATGTTACCAGTTGTAATAGTAGCAACATTCGCAGTATTAGCACTAACAACAGAACCAGTCAAATCAGCCGCAGTTAGCAAACTAATAATACCAGAAAAATATGCGTTACCAGACCAAATTGCGGTTTCCATTGCGGCCGCAATTTTCTTTACCTTCAATTCAGCAAATTGTTGCTCAAATGGGATGGATTCATCTCCTTGGTTTGAACCAGCCAACAATTGAGTTTGAATCCAGTATTGTTCCAGTTCCCTTGGACACAATGTTTCTTGTGTTTTCATTCGCCCAACGGACAATACTCTGTTACTCAATGTGGTAGTACCACTTGATGTGTAACCACAAGACGCTCCGCTTTGTAGTGTTAGCGTTGTGTCCATCAAGTTCAATGCGGCAGAACTTTTAATCCCAACTTGGGGAGTAAAATATTTTGCACTACGAGCATCAAAGATTGCTTTGGTAATCAAAGGCAATCTGTTTTGTTCCGTGTAAACGGAAAGGTTTCCAAAATTGTAAGCCATTTTGTTTTGTGTTTAGATTGTTTATTTAGATTTGAGTTTTTTAAGTGTTTCTGCTACTTGTGAAAAGTTTTGTTCTTGCGTTGTCTTTTTGCTTTCAATGATTGCGTTTGTTGTTACTTTTTGTGGTGCAGATGGTTCGTTACCAATTTGTTCCACAATGTCCACTACGGAATTAATCTGTGTTGCAAACAATGACATTTTCTCTTTCATCGTTCCCATTTCGGCATAAGCCAATTTAAGTTCTTCCATAATTGCAACCAAATGTTTTTTGACAATTTCTTCAACAACATCTGGTGTTAGTTCTGGGTATCCACCAGCAATTTCCTCGGTAACCTCACTTGCAATTTCTGGGGTAATTTCCATTTGTTCTTCAACAATTGGTTCTTGTGTTGCAACAATTTCGGTAATTCTACCACCCATTGTTTTAACAACACCAACACCCTCAATGGTGTGTTCCCCATCTGGTGCTGGTAAAACTTCCGTGTCCGTAACAACAAACACTTCTGCACCATTAACCAAATCCCCATTAATACGGATTGTAGTACCATCAGCCAATTTATAATCGGCAAATTTTTGTTGTGTTGTGAAACTGCGTAGAGTTGAACGCAAGGCTTCAATTGATTCTTTTAAGTTCATCATTTGTTATAATTATTTGTTTTGTGTAAATGTTGCAAAAAATCTGTTAAATCTGTCAATAAGCCGTTAAATGACAATTCTAAATCTGTTGTTACTGGTTTCATGCCAAACAAACCCTCAACGCTAAAACCAGTAAATGCTTTTCTGTTTTCCCAAACTTCCTCATTTTCAACTTTGAACGAACCAAACCAAGACCCATCCGTTACATCTTCATATCCAATTGGTGGGTTAATGCCTCTGGCTTTGTCAATTATGTAAGATTCAAACATAAAAACACCATCCAATTCGGTGTTATGGAACGCATTGACATTATGTTGGTTGCCTTGCTTAAAATATTTTTGGACAATCTTGCGTATTGTTGCTTTGTCAAACACAACATAATACTGACCATAAGATGAATCCTCACGATAAATAGGCACATCTGCTAACATTAATGGACCAGACAATACTCGTTGTTCGTTTGTTTCCCTAAACCTTTGTGTTGTCTGTTTGTCAAACGCTTGGAAAGGCTTTTCAATTGCTGGTAAATCAACCAAACTAACATATTGCACTCCCTCTGTTAGTTCGTCAATTGTCATTTTGTAAACTGGAAAATCCATATCGTTAAATAACATTAATTGCCCAATGTTGCAAATTCTTGTAGCCGTTGGATGCGTTGGTTAGTTTGTGTTATATCTCGCTCAACAACATAGGCTCTAATGGTTTGTGCTTGACTTTGATTGTTTACAATGTTTTGGGCATTGTTACCAGTATTTGGATTTGACAAATTGCCCAACGAATTATTTGGACTTGTTGAACCTCCACCAAATTGTGGTGCAGTTAATCCGCTTAATCCTCCGCTAACACCACCAGTTGCCGATGAACCACCAGACATAGATGGAGATTCAAATTGTGTATTTTGAATTTTAATAAATCTTCCAATACCAGCAACAATTGCCGAACCAGCCGCTATTGCGGCTCGTATTGGCGAATCTGGTAACAAATTAAGTTGTGATTGGTATGCCTTTTGAGCAGACGCATAAGTGCTAATAATCGTTTCCGCTAATGCAAACTTTTTTGTTTGTTCAAATGCTTTGCGTTGTGCCGCTTCCGATTTACCAGCAGTTGATGTTATAATATCGTCTATTGCTCCAAAGACAGATGTTGTAGCAGTTTGCAACAAATCAAATGTGTTAGTTTTCGCTTTTTGCTGAAACTCTTTCATTGATTCAATTAAATTGCCCATATACTCACCAAATTCATCTAATTCTTTTTGACGATTCTTTTTGTCTTCTATTGCTTGTTTGTCTGCATATTGTTTCCGTATTGCGGCTAATCTTTCTTGTAACAATTTTTCTAACGCAATTCTTTCTTCACTACCTTCTTTGTAGGCTTTTAATAATTCTTCAAATTGTGTTTCAACATCAATAATGGCTTGTTCTAATTCTGCTTTGTTAGCCTTTTTTAATTCAAGATTTTGTTGCTTTAAAAATTCTGTGTATTTCTCATTTTGTATAATTCTGTATTTTTCTCTTACTGCTTCTTTTTCTTTTTCTATTAATTCAGTTAATTGTTTTTCTTCATCCGAATTTTTAACAACTTTCTTTGCAATTTCTTTGTATCGGTCATCAATTGCATTTAATTCTTGTTCTAATTCTGTTTTGTTAGCATCTCTAATTGTTTGTTGTGCTTGTTCTATAAATTCTTTAACATCTTCCAAATTCTTTTTAGCACTATCAGCCGTTCCTTTATTAGCATTTTTTATAGCATTTTGAACACCAAGCGTTGCCTCTTGGCTGGTTATAACCATTTGCTGATTTAATTGTATGTTTTCATTTAATAATTTTTGAATTTGTTTATTAACTTCATTTACTTTTTCTTGTTCTTTTGTTACATCTTTTACTCGTGCATCTGCATACGGATTTCTTTGCCCTATAATTGCTCCACCTCTACCAACTTGTGGTTTACCATATGTTTTTTCCCATTCAATAAATTTAACTTGTGCTTCTTTTTTATCTTGTATTGCTTTTATTTCTTCTTTTACCGATTCTCTTAACCTATTTATTTCATCAATGTTAGTTTGTACTATTTGTTTTGTTTCAATATTTCTTAATCTTATTCTATCTTTTATTGTGTTTGCAATAGTTATTTCACTTGCATTTCTAATTTTTAGATTATTAACAATAATTTGCGTTTCATTATCAAACGATTTAATCCTTGCTTCGGAATTTGATTTTACATCTTCAAATTTTTCTTTTGCTTTTGTTGCATCTTTTGTTGCTTTATTGGCTTTATTCATTGCCTCAACAAAATATGCAAGACCCACAACCAATGCACCAATACCAGTTGTAGCCAAAGCAATCTTAAATGCTCTTAAAGATATTGTTGCCGTTGCCGCAGTTGTTCCAGTAATACGCAAAATGCCGTTATACAATCCCAAGGCAATAGCATTTGCCTTAATCATTACTTGGCTTTCGGCTTGTAACAAATTACTAATTTCAGTAACACCATTTAACAAAGCCATTGCACCTTGTACTTGAACCAAGGTCTTTTGCAATTCTTCATTTTCTTCTCCAAACAATGCCGCAGTTCCTTGGGCAATTGCAAATCCAGCCGCAATCCCTCTAACTGCTTCACTAAATACTTCTATATTTTTTGTATCACTACCAACATTTTTTATTGTTTGGCTAACATCAGCCATTGTATCATTTAATTCACCAGCCTCTTTTGCTAATGCCCTAAATTGGTCTGTGTTTTGTTTTCCAGCAATAGACAATGCGGTCATCTCTTGCTTTAGTTCTTTTAGCCTTGTTTTTGCCGATTGGATTGCATTACTGCTTTTATCCTCTGCACCAAATTCTGCTATTACTTCGTTCTTTTTAGCCATTGTTATATGCGTTTATTTTATGTTATTTTTATTTATTTTTTGTTATTATGCCCAAGTAAGAACACCCATTGCAAGAAATTTAAATGCGTGAATTTTGTTTGCTTGTGGCGTTCCATTTTTTTGTTGAACTCCTACCACTATTTCCCATATTCCACCACCAACATCTGTTACACCATATACCAAATACAACGCTTTATTTTGTTTTAGTGCATTTGTTGAAACACATTGTATTTCTAAATAGACATCTACTGGAATGCCTACATACATTTGCATTATTTGGAAATAAGCAATAAAGGAAGATGCCGTTTCATATTCTGTTTGGTTTAAATAAAATTTACCAATATTACTCCAATCTGGGTCATCGGATTGAAAATATGTTTGTGATGGATTACCATTATAAGTTGAATCGTAAATCCATCTTCCACTAATTGCACCATCCGAACCACTAACACCATCTGCACCATTTGCTCCATCTGCTCCTTTTGCCGCAACTAATGTCCAAAAATCCGTTGCAAATGTTGTTGGTGTAACACCATACACATAATCTTTTGCAATAAAAGATTGTCCGTTTAATTGAACAATATCCGTTGGTGCATAAATTGTTGTTGGGTTATATGTTCCTTCCCAAGTTGAGCCAACTAAACCTTGTGTTATTGGTATTATTCTGCCTCCCAATACTGGTCTATATTCTTTTACTGCATTTGCAGATTCGGAAACTTTAATTGCTGGTGTTTCATTTGTTATTGAAATTAGCGTTGTTGATTTAAATTTTGGTAATCCCAATACTCTACGCAATGTTATTTTAGCCGTTTTTTGTTTGCCTAAAATGTAATCTTCAATGCTAATTAATCTAAACAATATTCCTTTGTAGAATATTAATTTGTTAAAGTTTAAATTGTTTATATCCTTTGGTGTTAGCAACGCATATGCCGTTAATGTCATTGCATCTGTGGACATTATTTCTTCAATGTATTCTTTCCAATACACATTATACAAATTGTTATTTGTGTACAATATGTTTCCACTAACATTTGGTGCATTGTAAAAAATGCGTTTGGGCATTCCAAACGCTAAATCTATTGTTGGGTCTAATGGTCTATCTGTATGAGAAATAAACGGCAAATATTTATCTACATAATTTGTTGGATTGTATAAATATTCAAATGTTATAGATGATATAAAATTATATTGTGCAATTCTGTACCCACATTCCAATGGTTTAATGTTAGCAGATACTGCCGCCCCATCATAATCCCAAGTTCTGGAAACTGGTATTGCTCCTTGAAATGTCGCTGGAATTATTGTTGCACATTTAAGTTCTGTTATACGGCTACTTTTTCCGTAATAATTTTCTAAATCGGCATCAATACCACCATATCCAGCCTCATCTGTTGGATACAATTGCTTGTAAGATTTATGCAAATAATCATTGGCTTGTCTGTATCTAAATATTACATTCTTAACATTGTTTGACAAACCATTTGTTATTGTTTGTTCTGCTGATTCATCAATTTTTGTTGTCCAATCCAATGCGTTGTTACCAATATCGTAATAATCTTTCCAAGGTTCAATGTATAATTTCTTGCTATTTTGTCTGTCTTGTGTTATGTACAAATTAAACATCTTTTGCAAATCTTGTATTAAATCAACTTGCTTGATGTCTTTTGGTACTACCTTTTTAAAATCGTATTGGTCAAAAACTTCAACACCTTTTATTACTAATGATGTATCTGGTAATCCACTTGGTAACAATCCTCCCAATCCAATTGTTGCCGTTGGTGTTGTTGTTGGTTGAAATCCAACTACAAATTCATAAATAGTATTAGGTTCTAATGTTATGTTAGTCCAATTAACATAAAATGGAGTATCCCATTGCATTGCTCTTGAATACAAAGTATTTGGTACAACTGGATTTGTTTGTGTTGCTCCAACAACTTTTTGTATTGCAAAATACATATTTGCCATTGTTGTGTTATTTCTAAACAACGGAGTGATTTTAGCACTAAAATCCCATATGCTATTTACTCCATTATTTGGTGTTACAAACACATTAGAAGATGCAACCCAATATCCAGAACTATCGTAAAAGATACCAGTATTATCTACATTAAACGGAATGCGTTTCTTTTGATTTATTGTTCCACTAACACATACTTGGGATGGATAATTGGGTATTGATATTGTTCCAGTTGCTCCAACATAAGAATTAAACCCAGTTGTTGGTGTTCCAGCCTTATCCAAAGAATACGGAACAACAAGAGATTTAAAAAATGTTGTGTTAAAAAATGTGGATTCATATGTGTATCCAGATTCTTTAAATATTAAATCAATTAAATGCTTGACATAAACGGATGGAGTGAATTTATACCAAGGCACTCGCATTGTTATGTTTTGTTGCAACACATCGTTTGCACCATAGTTATCAACCAATCCGTAAACATATCCGCTTAAATGACCACTTGTCCAACTATTTTCTACAATTGCACTTGTTGGTGCGTGATTCATTGCCGTTAATCCAGACAAATCCGATAACAATTTATTGTTTATCGTTTGGTAAAAATCTATCTCTTCGGAAAAAATAGAACATTCGTAAGATATGTTATTGCTTATTTTTGATATTGACAATAACTGCAAAACACCTTGGAATATCTCAATCCCATCTTGCACTACAACACATCGTATTTTTTTGTTAGGAGTAAATCCACCAGCAAAAGATTGTATGTTATACGCAAATTTGAATGCTTGTGCATTCTCTTGTGTATTAGGTATTGTTATAGTTTTGCTAAATGATGCTTTGCGTTTTGTTATGTCCTCAATGTCATCAATAGCATATGTTACGGCAATATCCAATTCTCCCATTAAATCCAATTCGTATTGGACTTCTTGGTTAGAATCGTTTAATGGATAAATTTTTATTTGGATACTGCTCATAAAATGTTATTTACAAAACCTTCTTGTACTTGAATGTTTAATGACCTTTGCTTGTCATTTGCTCGTTTAATTAAATTGTAATCTGTGTTGTTTATAACACAATCAATTTGCGAAGATATCAAACTTATTGTTGGATAAATTTGCGACAAATCCAACCAACACATTGGCGAATCTATCATTTCTTGCAACCAAGTATATTCATCTTCTGTTAAGATTGCTGAATTTAAATTCCATAATGTTTTTTGGTTACCGCTATAAATTGTTGTACTTGTTTCTTCAAATACATTTGCATTACCAGCAGTTGTTGCTCTTAATTTTCTAACATTGCGTAGATATGTATTTCTTGCAACATTTATTGACTGCCTATTTTTATACGCAAAATAAAACGATTCAAAAACACCATATTTATTCTCAAACCAAATCCCTATTTTTTTGTATGGTGTACAACTGCGTATAACATATTTTGCTGGTTTTGTCCAAGATGTAACATAACCAAATTCTATTGTATAATTTCCTCCTTCGTAATCTGGGAAATTGGTAACACCACTTTGTCCATCGGAACATTGTCCAGATGTTAATGCTTTAATGTTTAATGGTCCAGAACCAAATGTTTTAACAACTGCATTAAAAGTTGTTGCTGCACCAGCAGTAACATAATATTGTCTTAATTGCGTATTGTATTGGTCATAATATGTTATTCTTGCATACGGAAACGCATCGCCAGAACTTGGGTCTTGTCCAACACTTAAATAATCGTATGTATCGGAATATACATATTTTGTTAGCCAAGTGCATAACGGCAAATTTGATGGTGAAACACCTCCTAACGCTGGAAACCGATTTGTCCACATAGAAAAATCCGTATATTCCATTTGCGACAATTGACCAAACACGGCATACCTCGTTGAACCAGTAACCAAACCAGTTGTAATGATTGTTGGTGGATTTGTTAAATTGTCAATGTATTGTTCTCCTAACACAACACTATATGAAGATGATACTGCGTTTGGGGATAAAGTATTCCTAAATCCAGTTAAATTTATTCCTTGTTTTGTTGGTACAATTAATGTCCTAACAATTGTTGATACATCAAAATAACCAACACCACTTGGAATGCTTGTTATCATTTTTGTATCCCTATCGGCTTTTAATCGTGTTACAACTGAATTAGTTGAATCCCTAACATCACATATGTAACGAAATTGGTTTGCCGTTGCGGCTATTGTACTGCTAACAATGTACACCTCTGGATTTAATGCTGGTGTTACTATTTGTGGTTCTGTTAAAATTGTTAAAGCCATTGTTATTTAATTTTTATTGTTACTCGTTTTTGAAATCTTTCTAACATTATTTGTTCAAATTCTTCTACAAATTGTGTTGTTAATGTGTTATTGACAAAATGTGTTCCCCTAATACCATTTGCTTGAATGCTACGGCTCATTGCATATGCGGCTCGTTTTGTCTGTTTTGCAATATCTCGTTTTGTTACTTTCATCTCCCTACCATTCTTTGTTCTTGGTGTAACACTAATTTGCAATGGTTTTGCTTTGATGTATTGCAACATTGCTTTTACTGGTGGTGCTTTATCTCCGTATTGATATGGCGATTTTTCTGCACCTTGTTTTGTGTTATACTTTCCTTTTACACCTTCGTTGATGAAATCCCAATAATATGGAGCAACAATTGCTATAACAATTTTTTGTTTGTTAGCAACAATTGGTAACGGCTTAATGCCTTGGATTAATGTTCTGCGTGATGTGTATGCTTTTTGTGATAACAATTCACTTTTCATTTTGTCAATTGCTTCTTTGACAAAATTAGCAATTGTTTTTACATCTTCGTCTAAATCATTGGAACTTGGTTCTGTTGTTATACCAATATCCTTTAATGATTCAAAATCTTTTTCTGTCAATACTCCACCAGATTTGACCTTTAATTTTAGTTTGAAATCTAACATAATGTCAAATACGCTTTTGTCAAATTAGTGTTATGTGTTATTAATGGAATTTCTTAAATCCCATTCTTCTTGCTTTTTGATGTCATTTAACATAACGGCATAGTTTAAAAACTCTAATGCCGACAATTCATAGACATCTTTAAAGCGTAACATATCCTTGTTAGCCATTTGGTACACCACTAACAACCATCCATAATGTGATAACAAATCAATGCCTTGCCCATTGTCTTGTGTTTCATCTTCTGTTACATCTTCTTCAAATTGTTGTTGGAATATGTCTGTAAAGCCTTCAAGTAACTTTCGGAACTCAACAAAAAAAAACTGACAACTCCCCAAACATCTTTAATCTTTGCATTCTGTAACAAATATTCTGCTCGTTGCTTATGTGTTGCAGATGTATATTTTTCTGGAAACCATTTGTAGAACTTGCATTCACAACACAATGTAGCCATTATGTTATGCAAGTTTTTTACAAGTTCTTGTTCATTGCTTGTGTTATAAGACATCAAGTCAATTAACTGACCAGCGTTTAATTGGTCTGTGTACAATATTGGCTTGTACCATTTGTTACCAGCCTTAAATCTTGTCTTGAAGATTATTGCTGGTAATCTGTTCCATTGTGTTATGATTTCGGTATATCGTTTGTGGATATACATTGGTTGTTCTTTGTATAATTCATCCAATGATTTTTTGTCCACTACGGATATAACACCAATCTTCTTGTCTAACATATCCAGTTCTTGCGTAAACTCAATGTTAGCAACTTGCTGAAATTGTTCTATGGTCAATTGCGTTAATTTCATTTTGTGTTATTTTATTTGATTATAAATAGCAACAATTTGTTTTGTTACATTTTGCGTTAAAAATTTGTCAATGTCTGGTATTGTTTGTGGATGGTAAATGTTACAATTTTGTATAACACCATCTAATCCGACATCATACCCATATGCCGATTTACCACATAACCATCCTTCAATTATTGCTCTACCATAATACAATCCACAAGTCATATGACAATTCTTAACATAGCGTTCTATATCGTTTGTTTCGTTAAATTGTGTTATGTGTTTTTGTTTTAATATTTCTATTGCTTTTTGTTCAAACAAATTACCAACAACAATTAATTGCCGCTTTTGATTTTTTGTTATTTTTGCAATACTTTCTAACATTTGAATACGCAAATAATTTATTGACCCACATAACAAAATATACCCATCGTCTTTTGTGTTATCGGTGTTAAATCGTTTTCCATCTATTGGATTTGCAACAATTGTTATTTGGTCTTTGGGGATTGATGTTGTGTTACACAAATGTTCTTTGACATTTGGTGTTATAGCAATATAATGTTTTATGCTTTCGTGTAATATTGGTTGTTCAATGTCCAACAATTCGGAATGGATTGTTGTTACTTTGGGAACATCTGGAAATAGATTTACAAGCGTTTCCGTTACTGGTTGATGTTGCGTATGGATTACATCTGGTGTTATGGTGCTATTTGGTATCCGCATTGCTTCAACCAATGTTTGCATCTTGTAAACTTTTAAACCTATCTCCCAAGCCTTGGATAACAATGGTTGTCCTACCTCATAAGCAACTAATGTTACATCGTTGCCTTGTTCTAACAATTCTTTTGCTAATTCATAACAATAGTATTCTGCACCAGTTAAATTCTTAAATGACAAACAACCAATTAAAACTTTCATAATTTAATATATCGTTGGTTTAATTCCAATAATTGTTCTTGTGTTATATTATTTCTTGAAATGCCTATTTGGTTTAAAGATTGGAATTTTGCTGGATTGCCGTACCACATTTCTCCACAAAACACCATTTTATTTTTTGTTACAACACCACCCATTCCAATCATTGCATACGCTCCAATCTTTACAAATTGATGAATTATGCAACCTAACCCAAGATTAACACCAGACATAATATAACAATGTCCTCCAATCAAAGCGTTACAAGATATGTTGCAATTGTCTTCTATTGTTACATCGTGTCCAATATGTGAGCCTCGCAACAATGTATTGTTATGCCGTATTGAGGTCATACTTTTTGTACCAGCATTGATGGTTACAAATTCTCGGATAATGTTATTGTTCCCAATGTAAACTTTGTTAGATATTTTTTCTGGATTATTGCCCATATATTCTCGGTGTTCGGCTTGTGTTCCAATAGAACAATGTGCCTCAAATCGGTTATTGTTACCAATAATTGTATTACCAGTAATGTAACAATATGGTCCAATGTAATTGTTTTTTCCTAACACTACATTGCGGTCTACAAATGCCGTTGGATGGATTGTGTTATTATTCATTTTAAAATGTTATAATGTGGTTTTGCAAATGTTCTGGATGACCTCCTTGAATGCAATAAATCTTTGGGTCATTTAATCCAATCCATCGTTCTGCTTTGTATCTGTCTTGCTTTGGAACAATAGGCAATGTTTTAACATAACTTGATTTTGCCCAATAAAAGTTACCACCAAAAAATGGTGTTCCATCTGGGTCAAATTTTAGTATTTCTGGATATTCTTCTTTTGTTAGCCAAAAACAACCAGCACAATCTATTTTGGTGTTTTCAAGTTTTTCTAACATTTTGCCCCATCCAACAATGTTATAGAATATCATTGACCGAACCCAAACAAGATTTGAGAAATGCGTATGGTATGCTCCTTTGGTATGACCATAGATATAATAACATTCTTCTTCTTGACTTGCGTTGTGCATATGTTGTAATGTTATATGCTCGTCTGCTCGTTGCCGTTCTATTACAATTTTTATCTTGTCTTTTACCATTGATTGTTGCAACATTTCTTTTACAATCTTGCGTTGTTCTGGTAAGCCAACAAGACCAATACGAATTTCATCTAACACAGAAACCAGCCCATAATTACAGATTGCGTTCATATGTTGTAACACAAGCAAATGTGTTATGTTGGTATTTGGGTTGCAAAGGATGTGGTAATAATGAATAATTTTCATATTGTGTTAAGTGTTTAAAATTGTGTATTTACCAGAATTAGTAACACCAAGTTTGTTTAATGCTACATATCGTATTGCGTCACAACAATGGTTAAATGAATCAATAGGCACACCAGTTGTGTTACCATCTCTATCCGTTGCCCAAGTGTATGACCGAAATTCTTTTATTAGATTGACACTTTCTTTTGTTACTTTCAATTTATACCTTTTTAAAATGTCAATTCCATTTCTTATTGAATCCGCACCTTTTTTTGCTGGTACAATGTTATAACCCAATCTGCGTATTTCTTCAATTGATTTAGGTTCTGCTGAATCGGCTACAATTTCAAAAGACCGACTAATGTTATAATATTTTAATTTGGATGCAATGTCTTGGTTTGTCAAATTCTTATCATATAACAATTCGTGTAAGTACAATTCATCTTTGTTACGATAAATAGCAACCAATGCCGTTGGGTCTTGTGCAAATCCCCAGTCCAAGCCAAATGCTACAAATTTTGAATTGGTAACATCAATTGAATCCACCATTTCAAAGTCATCAAATATTGTTCCTTGGAGCATTCCGATTTGTCCGTAGATGTAAACACGAACCCAGTTTGCCCAATACGAACTTGTGTTAGCCTTTTTCTTGCGTTCTTCTAATTCAAGAAATGTGTTATGTGGTAACGCTTCATTGTCAAGATATGTTACAATTAACAATTCAGAATCTGGTTCTGGTAACACTTCCGTATGTACCCAAAATTCTCTTGATGGATTGTAGTCCAAATAAATTTCATCGGATGTACGGATGGCTAATTGTTGGTATGCTTCAAATGTTATGTTATTAGCCTCATTGACAAATAACACATTTCTTCTTGCACCTCGTAATCTTCCCTCCGTATCAACCGAAAAAAATTCAATGTAACTATTGTTATGGAATGTGTATGTAAATAATGTTTTGTTCCAGCGTGATTCTACAAAACGATTTGTAGATTTCATTATTTTGATAAAATCTTTTATGCAACCCCTCCGTAAATGTGGTATGGATTCGCTAACAACAGATATTTCTGTGTTAGGATTCTGCGTTGCTTTTTCAATCAATACGCTTAATATTCCAAATGTTTTACTTGCACTTGTTCCTCCTTGAATGACTTTCTTTCTGGCGGTCATTCTTCGGATTTTGTCAATTGCAGTTGTATAACGAAACTTATTCTCCATTCGGATTTAATGGCGAAAACAATGGTTGTTCTACTATAACATTTGTTTCTTGTTCTTCTTTTGGTTTGCCGTAAACTCTGTCAAATAACACATCTAACAAATGCACAGAACCTTTTTTAAAATCTCTGTTGGCTTTTTGTGCTATCATTGAAATCCAAAAAGGCAACTGGTCATTGTTAGCAAGTTCAACTAATTCTGCTCTTGTTTTTGACAATAGGTTTTTGATAACATCTTGCATTTGTCCTTTTGTCAATTTCATTTGGTGTTCATCCAAAAAGTATTGTTTTAATATTGTTTCCATTTTTGGTGGTCTGCCTTTTGGATTACCGCTTTTGCCTTTCTCCCATTTTGGAGCAAGGTTCTTCATAACATTGGGATTATTGCTGGGCATTTTGTTTGTGTTATTATGGTGTATAACTACAAATATTGTTATTTGCTTTTTGTGTTTTGTTATTTAACCATTTGCAAAAATTCGTTTCTCGCCATATGTTCTGTCATAAACAATCCAAGTAATTTGGTTGTGGTTGTTTCTGTGTTATGTTTTTTGCATCCTCTCATTGACATACACAAATGTTGAGCCGTTAATCTTACTGCTACTCCTTTTGGATTTAACTCTTGCATTAATCGTTCTGCAATTTGTGTTGTTATTCTTTCTTGGTTTTGTAATTTGTTTGCATACAAATCAACGCATCTTGCTAACTTTGACAATCCTACTATTTTTCCATTAGGAATATATGCTACATCGGCAGTTCCAAAGAATGGTGCAATATGGTGTTCACACAATGAATAAAAGGGAATGTTGCGTTGTATTATCATTTCGTCTGTTCCCTCTGCATCAAATGTTGTAAAATTAAATTGAGGTGGATTCAAAAATTCTTTTAAGAATTTTAAATATCTTTTTGGTGTATCTTTTAATCCCTCTCTATTTGGGTCTTCGCCAATGTATTGTAATATTCTTTTAATGTTTTCCTCTGGACTTTGTTCGTTTAATTCCCAAGGAAATATTAACCATTTGTTTTGTAATTCTTTTTCTGTTTGTTTGTCAAACAATGCAATAAATGGTTTCTTATATTTTGTTATGTAATATTCTCTTGTACTTCCACTATCTATTAAATCGTCAATTATTATGTCAGCCTCTTCTGGTGTATCAACTGGATTTAATAATGCCGCAATTGGTTGCCCACCTCTTGGAACACCATAGTATTTTAACGATTTGTCAAGATTATTTGCTCTTAACAATATTTCTTTCCAAGTTATAATATGTTCCATAATTTGTGTGTCTGTACTGATAATTTCCATTTTGGATTTTGTAAGCATAATTCTATGCAATGTTTTAAATTTTGCGTATTAATTGTATATCCATCCGAATGAGGAGAAATCCAATAATGTTCTGCTTTTATTGATGGCTCTGGTATTTGTTGTCCAGAATGCCTAACATATCTTAATTCGTTTACTTGCGTAAAGTTTTTCTTTATTATGTGTTCTGCTACCTTTGGAGATACACAAACAAAATCAATGTTATCTATTATTGGATGCAATCCAGATGTTTCTATTGCTTGGTAATAACCTAAATCTTTAAAATATTTTGTTATTTCACTTGTCAATTGGTCTAATGGTTCTCCACCAGTCCAAGTAATTTGTTTACATCCTTGAGCATTGTTATCAATCCATTCAACTATTTCTTGTAATAACATTTCTTTTCCGCTTTCAAATTCTGTGTCGCACTTAATTCCCATTTGATAACAAGCGTTTTTTGTTTTGCATCCGCTTGTTCTTATAAAGATTGTTGGTGTTCCTATTCTTGCTCCCTCACCTTGTAGGGAATAAAAAATTTCGCTAATTTTTAGTTTCATAAATAACATTAGATGATTTTGTTTCTGCTAATTCTATTTTAAATATGGGCAATTGTGTTTCGTTTTTTATTCTTGTAAATAACCAAACGCTTAAATTTTCTGCTGATGTTTCAAATGTAACAATTTTAAATTCTTCGTTGGCTAATTTAAGTATTTCTACTAATGGGTCTTTTTCATATAACAACAAATAATGACAATGTTCTTTTATTATTGGTTCTACTAATTTGTCAATGTCACTAAACAAACAAGTTATACCTCCTTCGTTTATATTGTTATATTTAAAATAACATTTTATTTCATAGGTGTGTCCGTGTATTCTTCCACATTTTTTATCGGCTTGTTTGTTTCTATGTGCGGCATAGAAATGATATTTTTTTTCAATTATCATATCCAATTGTTTTTCTTTGCTTCGTAATATCCTTTTATTCTTAATTCTGTTGCTGGATTATTATTTGTTCCCATTCCCCATTCGTTTTTTGTATCATTCCCATTGTAATCGGTTAATGTATCATTTATAATAACATTTAAACAATCTAATTCTTTTGCTATTTTCCAAGTTTCTGCTTTTGTCAAATACATTAATGGCGTATGTATTCTAAAATCGCCATTTCCATAAGCAAGTGATAACACATTTTGCATTGCATCAATACTTGTTCTTCTGCAATCTGGATAACCAGAATAATCGGTTTGACATACTCCCATAACAATATCATTAATACCTAACTCACTTGCATAACTTCCAGCAATAGATAGAAACAATATGTTTCTCCCACTTGTAAAAGACGCTGGTAATTCTGTATTAATATAACTTTTATCGTTATGATTTGTGTGTTTTGTTAAACTGCTTGATGCTAATAAATTTTTAACATTAAATATTTTATATTCTACATTTGCGTCTTGTGCTATTTTTTTTGCTTGTTCTAATTCTTTTATGTGCATTTGTCCGTAATCAAATCCAATTGCATATATTTCTTTAAAATGTTTTTTGCTCCAATAAAGACAAGTTGTTGAATCTTGCCCTCCACTTAATAATATTATTGCTTTTTTCATTTGTTATTTTATAAATTGTTATCTGCGTATTTTACAAATTTGTTCCACTCATTAAAATTATTTATTGCCGTTTCTTTTGTTTTAACTCTTTGACCTTTTTGTTTTAATTGTTTTTTTATTGTTTGTCCATCAAAATAATAAACACATCCAAATCTATTACCGCTTAACCAACTGGTGCTATCTACCGAATAAAATTTGTATTTTTTTAATCCATTAAGATTTGTAAATCCTAATCCGTGAACTTTGCAATTATTTTTATTTGCTATATTAATTAAATGAATAAATATGTCATATTGTTCTGGTTTTATTTCTTTTGTTACAATTCCACCAATTGCAACATATTTATAAGTTTTAACCATTTCTTTCCAATAATCAAGACCTCTACTTTTATGCCATACTGGTATGCTTTGTTTATTTGTTAATTGTTCTAATTTATTTCTTAATCTTTCTACTTCTTTAATTCCAACAATATTATCAATATCTAATTCAAAAAAATTTTCTACATTATAAGTATTTATAAAATTTGCATAACTAACAATATATTCATCCCAATCTATGTTTCCTTTCTTTTTTTTCATAAAAGTAAATGCTCCACTATCTAACAAAAACGATTTATACTTATGAATATTTTTTTCTTCACCTTTAATATAAACAAAACTTTCTAATCTATAGAAATCATAAAAATTAAAATTTTCCCAACAAGTTCTATTCCATCCACTCCCAGCCAAATATATTTTCATAATTTCAAAAGTTTTTTAACTGCATCTTCATATGTTGTTCCATATTTTAATAATTCATTTTTTATTAATTCTATTTCATCTGTTGTATATTCTAATATTAATTTAGCCTTTTCTGCTTTATTTGTTTCTGTGTCTTCAAAAAATGAATCTAAATCAATATTTGATTTATTAACTATTGTTAGACCCCAATCATCTAATTCTAATTCATCCCATTCATTTGCTAACATATCAAAATCCCATTC